TAGAAGGAAAACCAAACTCAGTCATCATAATAGGCTTATTGTCAAAGTTATTTGCAACCATAAAATCCCACTGTCTTTTGTAAGTAACAAACTCAAAAGAACCATTATCGGCCCAGTAGTAACTATTAAAAACGGCCCAATCTGAAATTTCATATATCGACTGCATTCCTTCTGGCAATTCTGGAAACCTTAAGTTAAAATTAACGTGGTCAACAGCATTTATCAAATAAGGAATGTTTGGTGCAGACTGTACAAATCTTTGCTTTGTTTTATACAAAAACCTTAAGACAGTGTTTACAGAGTCAGGATTTGACCAAGTTCCAAAACCATCAGGCTCATTGAAGGTTTTATGTAATATAATTGTATCACTAAAAGAATTAATTAAACCACACATCCAATCTATATGATCGTTAAATCTCCTGCTGTCAATGGAATTATCATCATTTGAATCTACATAATTTTGCATTTCAGCAAGATTTAATGAACTAAGCTGTCCTTCATATCCAAAATTAGTTTGAGTAAATACTTTTATTCCCTTAGATTGGCATAAAGAAAGAAATTGGATTATAACATTATTTTTATCTTGATCAACAATGAAATTTGAATTAACTAACGGCTGAGTTCCAAAAGTAGTTAAGTTATATTGAATAACTATTCTTACTGTGTTTATATTGTTAGCAACCAAAAGATCTAAATCCTTTTCAACATCTAGCATTGTTAAACGCTGTGTTTCCGGTATATCTGTTCTTAAAAGTTCTGAAACCCAATCTGGATTTATTGCTTTTCTAGGATAATAAAAACCTCCAATTATTTTAAAATCTATTGGATTTGAATTTAATATTCCTAAAGAATCTCTTTCCAATGTAACTTGGCTTGAGGAATCACCCCCTGCGTCGCTACCTCCCGACGCCGAACTAAAACCCGTGTTTTGTCTAAAAAAGTTATTTAAAACTGTTTCACTAGCAAAAGCACTTTCGCCACTATCTACTAAGTCATCAAACTTATATTTCTTAAAAAATGAAGAGTCTGATTTTAAACGTATTTTAACATAACCGTCTTGAACCTGACCTCTAATCTGCTCGCTTGGTTCAGATAGGTCTATTCTACCTGTTATAGCGTCTTCTACCACTAAGTAGTTATTCTGTATATAAATTTTTTGTGCCATGATATTATATATTTCTAGATTTTAATCGCATTGTTCTTTCCACTTGTACCAAGTCAAAACTTAATCGGTCTAACTTAGCTTCGTGTTCTACAGTTTTCCAACGTCGTCTTGCTGACTCTACAACCCCTTGTGGAATATGACGTTTATCTCTTAAGCAGTGATAATTTATGTATTCCTTTAGTGCTGTTGCACCTTGCTTATGCACTTTTATAACACCTTCGTTATACGTGTCCGGACTCAAACCATCACTAACATATTCTAAAACAATTTCTTGGTCTGCTAAATCCGAACTAAAAGCAATCTTACCATTTTGTCGGTCTATTGTGAATTCACCGTACTTACTTAATCTGCTTGTGTCTAAATTAGGATTGCCATGGCAACTTTCTGTAAAACTGTATTTCTTATAAGGTTTGTTGTACACATTAGTAGCATCAGCTAATAAGATATATCCATCTTCATCAAAAAGAATGTCGTAATTATGGTCTTGCAAATACCCATCTGCTATATTAATATTGGTATTAACGTTTAATGGTTGTAATCGGTAACTATTGGTTGCACTATCTTCTACAACACGACTTACACGTACATAGTCTACATAATCGTGTGGTAAGGCAAAATATAAGGTTTCCGGTACCGTAATTTCAATAGCAAAGACATTATTAAAGACCTTTTTATTATAGTCTCTAATACCTTGTTTGGCGTAATTTAATATTGTAGAGCGTCTCGTGTTTTTAAGCCAGCTATCTGCATCAATCGTTCTTACCATAAAGTTGTCAATAATCTCTTTTAAAGTGAGATATTGGTAACTGCCGTGTAACGTCTCATCATCATGGTATTCAAAAGGTGTTAAGCTCATTATACAGCGTTATTTTCGTTAAACTCTTGGTTCTCTATAGATTGGCTAATGGCCACAATATCTTGTTCTTTAAGGTTTATTCCAAAGCCTTTTAATACCGCTATAGTAATAACAGCCTCTTCACTAGCATGTATATCTACATCTGAAAAATCGTTGGCACTTGGATTAAATTGTTCAACACCACTAACATCAACATAAGTCCATTTAGCACGTATAGGATTTCTTAAATACGTTACAGTAACATTACCGGTAATACTGCTTGGTAGTATTTTTATAGTGTTACCTACTTTTAAACCTACTGGGTAAGTTTCAGTAGGGTTTTGGGTTTTTAAGATATTGTATTCTCTATTATTTCTACATAATTCAATAGCCTCACCATCGTACAACACAGTATCAAAATACCTTAAATCGCTTGGTAAATCAAAAACACCACCATTATAAGTTAATGTTGTGTCAGGCATAAGGTAATGTTGTATTTTTTGTTCCAGGTGATCTGCAGTATTAGTAACACCTACATCTACTAAACCTCTATTTTGTCGGTTAAGCATACGATTAAACTCAAAAAACAAATCCTCATAACGTTCCATAACCTTGCTGTGTAGCATCGTGTCAAACTTTTCTGGTGTAAAGTTTCCAATGTTATCCGTGTTTAGATACGTCTCTACGGTTTGTTTAATGCGGTCTATCATAATTATTTACATAGATAAAAACTATCACTTCAACAAATTTAATAAAAATAATCTATTGTAAATGATATATTTAAAATAAAAAAACCCTACCAATCAAGGAGGGCTTTTCGTTGCATGGGATTGCAAAACTACTCAAACGAATTTGGAGTATCATTCCTCGCTTAGTCGGTTCTGTAACCAAACGAGATTGTTTTTCATGTTATTAGGCACGTCTTTTTTAAACTTTGCCTTGTAGGCGTCTCTGGCTTCTTGCAGTTCACTAAGTTCCTCACCATTATCAGTTTCATTTTTTAAGGCTGCTAATTGTGCTTGTAACTCAGCTATCTTAGCATCCTTATCATCTTCTTGCTTTTGGGTTTCTGTAACTAAGCTTTCTACGCGATCACCAATAGATTGTAATACCTCTTGGCTTTCTTCGGTATTCTTGCTCAAGAAACGTCCAAGCTCTTCAATACCGTTTTCACCTTTGGCAAGTTTTATAATTACACCTTGACTGTCTTCCCAAATAACGGCTGTACGCTTAGTGTTTTCTCTTACTACACCTTTTACAAAGGCTAAACCAGCTAATAATTTAGCTTGGTAGTTACCTTGGTTAATAACATCTTTTATACGTGCAGGATTTGTGTCTGCCTCTTCTCTAAGTTGTAACTCACACTTAGTATCTTTCCAAGAAATAGCTTGTGGTCCAAATACTGCTAAGGCAATAGATTTTATATTATCCATATCAGCATCATCAATTAACTTTCTTGCTTCTGATTTTGCACGTTGTACAGCTAATCGTTGTTCGTTTTCTAAGTCTTCTGACCACAACTTATAACGAGATCCGTACCAAGGGTGTTTTTGTAGGATCTCATTTTTTAACTTATCGTCCTTTCGTACCATAAGTTCACCTTTGCTAAACCAAATAGATTCTGGTTTAAGATCTCCTTTAATATCTTCAGCAAAAATAGTGTCAGTTCCAGGTACGTATTTTATACGTCTAAAACCTAAATCTTTCTTTTGTCCGTTTTCTTCAACAAACTTTTTTACAAAAGTCTCTTTTAACGGTAATTGCCAGCTTATTGGCTTTAAATTGTTTAATCTGTAAATATTGTATTCCATTTTCGTTTTATTAAAAAAGGCGTAGCATTATACCACGCCTTTTGTGAGTAAATTATGATTAGTCTCCAGTATAAATACCAGCTCCGCGTCTAAACACAAACCATTTGTTTGCACCAATAACTTGATTAGTCATTTCTGTTTTAACGTGCATTTCAAATGTGTCTTTTTTGTGATCTGTACCGTAAACACCACCAAAGAACTTAGTTTTCTTGTAACGATTAATGCCACCCATTTGACGGTATCTAATAGTTAAATATGGTCTACTGTACTGATTTCCTTGCTCTAAAACGTTAGCTTCACCGTTAGGTATCATTAAACTTTGAATTGAAGTATTCTTAAGGTTTTCTGCACCTAATAATTGTGGGTTATCTAAAGTTTTAAGCTCTGAAGTATGGAAAGTAATTCCATCAATATATACAGATTTAAAACCTAAACTTAATGCCATTTCTGGTTTGTTTTGGAATGTTCCATAAAAAGAACCGGTAGCATAATGAGCGTTAACACCACTTAGCATATTTCTAAATGCAGCTAATTGTGTATGGTCAGTCCACCAGTTGTATTCCATAGCACCACCTTGTTGCTTAATTCTAAAAGCAATATCAGATAGTTCCTCAATATCAGTAATAGTTTCAGTACCAATATTACCACGTTCTTCAACTTGTTGTACAATACCTTTCATACCTCTTTGGTATCCAGCAGCTACAGCATCAGAAGATGAACCTGCTCGTCTGTGTAACAAGTGTGTTAATTCAATAAGGTTGTCATAAGCATCCTCAGTTCTGGCAAGTTCAATATTAAACCAACCTTCACCACCTGGATATTGAGGTGCTTTAACCCATACATGGTGAGCCATATCAGATTCATTCTCAGAATAGAAATCTTTTATGATTTGTGGATAGTTAGAAATAAATTCTGGGTTATCCTCTCTACCTTGTGTAAAATTTTCTTCACCTTTACCCCAAATGTTACCAGTTTTAATAAAGCTTAAACCTGTTGTGCCTACTGTGTAACCTGCATCTTCAGCAGATAAAGCCACAAATACAGTGGAAGATGTAATTTCATCAACAATAGCTATATTTTCAATAGTACCGTTAGAAATTAAAATTTCTTCACCAACTCTAAGGTTATGATTACTTGCTGTTGTAAATGAGTTTGTTGCTCTGGCAACACCAGTAAATGCTTCATGTAAATCACCAAGTTCTGCATGTCTTACTTCATCTGAAGCAAAAGGTAATAAGCTTCCTGTAATAGAACAGAATGGTAATAATTTACCCTTACCTTTTTGCAAATGGACTTCACCAAGTAAGTCTGGCTCATATTGCATAGCGTAAGTGTACGGATCGATATAATTGGCTGCTGTAGCCAACTGTCCGCTAGGCGAGGTTAATGACCCTGTGCCTAGGATATTGTTGTCTTTTAATGTAAAAGCCATGTTAGTTTGTTTTTAAGATTAAATATTAACTTTAACCCCAAAACTCTTTTGTTGTCCTGCAACTATCCCATCGGTAATTGTTCCATAACCTTCTTCATTTTTAGGCGTTCTAACTGGTGGTGTGCGTCTAAAATTCTCATTGTTATCCGCAGCAGATAATTCGGCAATAACCTCGGCTCTTGCTTGTTGCATTGCTGCAGAAATTACCTTTTTTTGGTTAGCTTCATCACCCCACCACAACCCTTTAACTAATCGGCTATGGTCAAAACCATCTTCGGTTTTATAACGTCTCTCTAACATGGCATCAATATCCGATCCGTCTGATAACATACTATGCTTATCTTGCTCAGAATAATCATACTTAAAGTTAGTGGTACGTTTTTCACCATTATCGTTAAACTCAATTACAAACTCAGAAGGTGCAGCACTGCTCGCACCTTGCTTAATAGCGTTTAAATAATCGGTCTTAACTTGCGTAAGTTCTTGTTGGTAAGCTTCTTTAGTTAACTGTCTACCGTCTGGTAAGGTTAACAAATTAGCATTACCTTGTTGCTTTGCACGCGCTTCATCGCTCAATGGCTTCATGTATTCTTCTTGCTGTGCAAATAGTTGATCCTTAAATGGCTTAACAAAACCATTCAATTCTATTTTATCTGGACCAGATAATTCGTCGTCACTAAAATCTATTCCCAGTTTCTTTTCTAAATACTCTTGCGCCTCTTTGGTGCTTAAAGTTGCCATACCTGTGTCTTGTCGTACACGTTGTACAGCTAAGTCCATAGCAGACAAACTATTAATGTCTTGTTGTACAAAATCCCATTCCTTACGTCCTAATCCTGTATCGCGTTTAAACTTAAAATACGCTTCTTCGGACTCATCAATAACATCTTCATAAGGATTAACAACTTTTTCAACTTCCTTAATAGTTGGTTCAGGTGTTTTTAAAAATGCATCTAAGCCATTAAACTCTTTATCTTGAAAGTACTTACTTTTTAAATAAGCTTCTACTTGTGCATCGTCAAGCTCAATTGGCTTTGGTGCGTCAGTAGCTTTTGGTTGCTCTGGCTTTGGATTTTGTGGTTTCGGTTGTTCTACAGGTGGTGTTGGCGGTGTTTCAACTTTTGGTTGTTCTGTTGGTTTAGCCGTCTCTTTTACCTCTGGTTGTTGTACTGGAGATAAACTTTCTTCTTGACCTGCTTTACTAAAATCTGCTTTAATCCCGAATGCCATTATTTAAAATATTAATAGTTTTTACCAAAAGTATAGATAAAAACTATTAATAACAAAATATTTATACTAAAAATATGATTTAGTAGGATTTTTAATAGGTGTAATACTCTATAAAGTGCATTAAAACGCACCTTATATCATGTTGTAACCCATTTAGCAGTACGTGGGAAGTGGAAAGAAAAAGCAAGAGGGTGGAAAGAATATTATTAGTGGATGACTAATGACCGCCAAGGTAGTTTTAGTCGGTGTAATGAGCAGTGCTATTATGCCCTTGATGAAACTAATAATACTCTGAAATCCTCTTGCTTAATATGTAAAGAACTAAATAAAAATGTATGACAAATAAAGAACTTTTAGATAATAGTGAATTAAAGACCAATTATAAAGTATTAAAGTCAAATGCAAGAACTTTAATTTTATTCCCAATAGTTAGTTTAAATAAAAAACTAATGGCTATTAGCATTTTTAATGACGGACCGAAAAGAACTGAATATGAGTTGTCAGAAAACAACAATGGCGAATTAATATTCACTAATCTTTTGACTTCTCAGGTAAATGTTTTTGACATAACTGAATTAAATCTCGGTAAAATTCATTTTCGTTATGAAAATGGTCTTTGTGAGACATTTGAAGTGAAAGACCTAAAACAGTCAAGTGATTTGCAACAGTACTTGGTTTAATAACCTCACCTTTTTCTTTAAGATTATTAAAAACATCTATTGAGGATTGAAATATCTCTTGAGGAGTGAAAAAAACATCCGAAATTAAATCAGAATTAATATCTTTAACATCTGACATAAAAAACGTGTTACAACAACGGCTATAAAGCATTGCTAGTTAATTACTGTTTGCAATATTTTACCTTAACCATTGTATGTCGTTGACCAAAATTTTAATCCCTAGCTACGCAACGACTTCATAGCCAAAAACGTTACACCAAAAATAATACTTTTTTATACTAATTCCTAATAAATATGATTTTTAATTACCAAATATCCCTCTAAACAAATCCTCTTGCTCAAAATTTATAGGACCAGTATCATAATTACGTTGGGTAATCATCTTGCTTTGCTGTGTACTCTGCTTATCTACACGTTGGTCTTTACGGTCTTCTAAATACTTTTTACCATCCATTTCCGCAATGCTTTTTAATTGTTCTAAAAAGACTTTTTCTTTAAACTCTCGTTCTTTTTCTGGTGCTTCTATTTGTTGCATGGCTTGTTTTTCTGCCAAGCGCAATTGTATAATCTTAGATTCTTTATCTACTTCAATCTGCGCTTCTACCATAGCCGACTGTGTTTTGGCTTGGGTGGCTGCAATATTAGACTTACGATCTTCCTCTGCTTTTTGTTTAGCCAACTTCATTTGCTCTTCCATACGTCTTTGATTTATTTTCTTAGCCATATAGAATAAGTATTGTGTTGCTAGCTTGGTATTGGTCTTAGCAATCTGTTGTGCTTCGTTTTTAACTGCAATAGACTCTATATCATTACCATTGGTTTGTATGAATAATGATAGGTCTTCTCTAAATTCTTTGAGCTCTTGCTGTGTTGGTAGCATATTTACGGTAAAACCAAAGTCGTGTAAGTGTCTGTCTTTCATCACTTCTAACACATCAATATTATGTTTACCTACGGCACGCTCATACATTTGCACAAGGTCTTTTGCACCTTCTTGTTTACTGCTAAATATTTGATGTAATCTTGTACTAATCAATTCAGCATGGGTTTTATTAAATGAAACACTGGTATCTACAATATGCTTGGTTGCTGTGTTACTCGCTAATTGTGCCATTTGGTTAACGCCTAACAACGCATCGTGTGGTAAACTACCATCTCGTGCCGGATTAATACCTGTGGTTTCTCTAATGAGTTCATAGTATTTAACCCATTGATTTAATAATGCGGCTAATGCAGAACCTTGTTGACTTCCAGATGGTCTTGCTGCTTGTACACGTTGTGTACCCATTTCACCTATATCAATGGTTTTCTCTATAATAACACCTTTAACGTTTAATAGGTTTAAGGTTTCTTGCCACATTTGTTGTTTTTTACCACTACCAGATAAATCGGCTAAAGCGTCTTCATTAATAATGGTAAGGTCTGGCTTCAATTCAGCAGTTAAATGTTGCATTTTTAAGTGGATATACTGCAACTCTTGGTTTGGCACTTTAATATCATCCAAGAAACTATGCAATATATTCTTCTGAATATCGGTAGCCTTTACATTAAATGGTGCTAAGGCTTCATTGCGCTCATCTCTTATAATATTTTCACATTCTTTATAGTTATACACA